GCGACCGGCGTTTAATTTATCTTTTGTGTTTGCACATTTTTAAAAGAAAGGAGGCCTGCTTGTGGCAAGATGTTCTAAACTGGAAAGTGGTTTTCAAGATCGACTTGTTAAAAATCTTAAAGACTTATTTCCCGGATGTATGGTTTTTAAAATGGATCAAATTCAGGGAATTCCAGACTTGCTTATTTTATATAAAAATAAGTGGGCTTCCCTAGAATGTAAAAAGCGCGCTGGTGCTAAGAAGCAGCCAAATCAAGAATACTATGTTGGTCTTATGGATGAGATGTCATTCTCAAGATTTATATATCCGGAGAATAAAGAGGAGGTATTACATGAACTTCAACAAGCATTTAAATCTTGAGGGACAACATGCGTTTCTTGGAGCTAGCAAATATCATTGGATTAATTACGATGAAACTAAATTAGTCGAATCATATTCTAAATTTACGGCGGCACAAAAAGGAATAGAACTTCATGAATTTGCAGCTCAATGTATTAGATTGGGACAAAAACTTCCTAAGTCTCGAAAAACATTGAATATGTATGTTAACGATGCTATTGGATTTAAAATGACCCCTGAGCAACCTTTATTTTATTCGGAAAACTGTTTCGGCACAGCCGATGCTATTTCTTTCAGAAATAAAATGCTTAGAATCCACGATTTTAAATCCGGCGTTATTCCGGCACATATGGAGCAGCTTGAAATATATGCCGCTCTTTTTTGTTTGGAATATAAAGTGAATCCTGCTGATATTAATATCGAATTACGAATATATCAATCAGACCAAATTTTATATCATAATCCGACAGCCGAAGATATCGTTCCTATCATGGATAAAATTATTACTTTTGATAAATTAATTAACAAAATCAAATCAGAGGAGGTTTAAACCATGAATCCCATAGCAGAAGAAATTTTAATGCATTATGGAATGCCAAGACGTTCTGGACGTTATCCTTGGGGTTCAGGTAAAAACCCCTATCAGCGTAGCGGTGATTTTCTCAGCAGAGTAAACGAATTAAAGAAATCCGGTATGAGTGAGAAAGAAATAGCAGAATACATGGGGCTGACAACTACTCAGCTCAGAACACAAGTCGGATTAGCAAAAGATGAAAGAAGATCTCTCGAAGTTGCCACAGCTAAAAGTTTAAGAGAGAAGGGATATTCTCTTAATCAAATTGCAAAAAAGATGGGTTATAAAAACGAATCGTCGATTCGCTCCCTTCTTAACGAAGATGCTGAAGCTCGCATGAATCAGGCTAGAAAAACTGCCGAATTTTTAAAGAAACAAGTTGATGAAAAAGGTATGATCGACGTTGGTGTTGGTGTTGAGCGTGAATTAGGAATTTCTAAAGAAAAAATGAAACAGGCTCTTTATATTTTGGAGATGGAAGGTTATAAGGTTTATGGAGGAGGAGTTCCCCAAGTAACTAATCCTGGAAAGCAAACCAATATTCAAGTCTTATGCCCTCCCGGAACTGAACATAAAGAGATATACGATTTTAGCAAAGTTCATTCTCTTAGAGACTACGTCTCTCATGATGGTGGCGATACTTTCGACACTTTTGTTTATCCAAAAAGTATGGATTCTAAACGTATTAAAATCCGTTACGCGGAAGAAGGCGGGATAGACAAAGACGGTTTAATCGAGATTCGAAGAGGAGTAGATGATCTTTCTTTAGGAGAATCCCGTTACGCACAAGTTCGTATTCTGGTAGACAACAATAAGTACATGAAAGGAATGGCTGTATATTCTGACAATATACCAGATGGATACGATATTGTTTTTAATACCAATAAAAAACTAGGAACCCCTAAAGAGAACGTATTTAAAAATATTACAAATGATCCTGATAATCCTTTCGGTTCTTTAATTAAAGCAGGAGGTCAAAGTTATTACATTGACAAGGATGGAAAACGTCAACTATCGCTTATTAATAAGAGAGCTGAAGAAGGAGACTGGGGCGAATGGAGTAAAAATTTACCCTCCCAGTTTCTTTCTAAACAAAGTATAACTTTGATAAAAAAACAACTTAATTTGGCATTGGCTGATAAACGAGCAGAATTTGATGAGATCATGTCGCTAACGAATCCGACAGTTAAAAAAGTGCTATTAAAGTCTTTTTCCGACGACTGCGATGCCGCCGCTATACATTTACAGGCAGCGGCTTTACCAAGACAAAAGTATCAGGTAATATTACCTATTACGTCTATGAAAGATAATGAAGTATATGCTCCTAACTATAAAAATGGCGAACAAGTAGCACTTGTACGATTTCCTCATGGTGGAACGTTTGAGATTCCAATCCTAACCGTTAATAATAAACAAGCAGAAGCTCGGAGGATTTTGGGAAACACTCCAGCAGATGCCATTGGTATTAACAGTAAAGTGGCTGAACGATTGTCTGGAGCAGACTTTGACGGTGATACGGTTATGGTCATCCCTACTGGGGGTAAAGTTAAAATCACA